TGACTGCCGGCGGGTTGCCGGTGTCCTTGCTTGCGATAGCCAGCAACAAAATGATTATCGGCGACGCGACCGGTGCAGGTGCGGCCGTGACGTTGAGTGGTGATGTCCTGTCAACGATTGCCGGGGTGATGACAATCCAGCCTGTCAGTGTAGGCGAAGGTGACATTATCCTAACCGAAGACCAGATGTTATTCGGTGATGGCGGGACCGGTGTTGCGGCCGTCGTCAGTGGCGACGTTTTAATCCCCAAGACCGGCATTGCCGAGATCCAGCCCGTATCCGTAGCCGAAGGTGATATCATCTTAACCGAAGACCAGATGCTATTCGGTGACGGTGGGACAGGCGTCGCGGCCGTAGTGAGTGGAGACGTGCTTATTCCCAAGACTGGTATTGCTGTTATTCAGCCGTTGGCAGTTACCGAAGGCGATATTGTTCTTACCGAGGACGAAGTGCTGATCGGTGACGGTGGGACTGGTACTGCCGTTGTGATTAGCGGTGACGTGCTAATCCCCAAGACGGGTGTTGCGGCTATTCAAGACTTGGCAGTCGAAGACAGCAACATTGCGCTGACTGACGCTTACCTTGTTGTTGGCAATACCGGCACAGGTTCGGAAGTTGCTGTTAGCGGTGATATTTCGATGAGTAATCTCGGTGCGTTTACCGTCGATGAAATCAACAGTATTGCGGTTGCGACGGTTACTGCTGGCGCGGCCCTCGGTGCCACTTCCGCGCAAAATACTGATGTGTGGGGTTCGTCTGGTGTTACGACCTCGACAGTTGCGGCGGTTGCAACAGCGGCAATTCAGACCAAGACGGTGGCTGGCGGCAATCTGGCTGAATACCGCGTCCTTCGGGTTTGGCTTGGTGATACCTCGATGGGTGTGGCCAGCACGAACAACATCACCTCGCTGGTGCTTTCTGGCGGGGCGGCGGTTGAGACCAAGACGGCCGAAGCCGATTATATCTATCTGACCGGCGCTGATGGTACCGCATCAGCGGCTGTTACCGGTCAAGCGGCTATTGACAAGTATATCATGGTCGAAGACGGCTCGTCCGTCTCGGCGACCAAGATCACGTTTGAACCATAACTATAACAAACCAAGCATGGAGGTCAACAATGCCAGAAGACACGATTGATGTCTCGGAGCAGACGAAACCAGACCCGGCGTTTGATAAGAGCTTCGATGAGGCTCCGGCCGAAGAAGCGAAACCGGCCGAGGAAGTGAAGCCGGAAGTAAAACCGGAGGCGAAGCCTGGCGAGGAAGTGAAACCAGAAGCGAAACCAGAAGCGAAGCCAGAAGCGAAGCCAGAAGCGAAGCCAGGCGAGAAACCGGTAGTGAAACCGGAAGTGAAACCGGAAGTGAAACCGGAAGCCGAAAAGACGGCGATGGACCGGTTGAATGAACGGGCTGAAACCCCGCCGGTTGTTGAAGAGCCGCCAGCGCCGGTCAAGGTTGCGGATTGGCCGCCGGCGGCAGCGGCGTCCCAGCCGGTTAAGCCAGCGGTGGTACCGGCGTCCGAAGGGATGTTTAAGGATGTGCCGGCGTTGGCCGACGCGAAGATCGCGGTGGACGGCAAGGATATGCCGATAAACGAGTTCGCGGAGCAGTATCCGGAAGTGGCCCAGGCGTCATTGCTGATCGGGAAAGCGGTTGCGAAGTCCATGCTGGACGATGCAGTTAAGTCCGGCCAGGTGTTGACGGGGCAATCGGTAGGAGTCCTGCAGTTACAGGTTGCCAATATGCAGTTCTGGCAGTCCGTGAGCGAGACACACCCTGACGCGCGGAAGGTGGCGACGACAAAAGAATTTTGGGACTGGATGGGCAAGCAAACGCAACTTATTCAGGACCGTGGCAAAACGTTGGATCCCGAAGACGGGGTAGCGATTATGGACGCTTACAAGGAATCAGTGGCGAAGGTGGCCAAGGGTTCAGCAGACAAGGTAGCGGAAAAAAAGAAGGCGGATAGTGACGATCTGCACAAGGGCACGTTGCGGGAGAAGAAGACGTCGGAGGAATCTGGAAAGGACGCGAATGACAGTTTCGATACTGGGTTCAACGCGGGGTCTTAAACAAACATGGACAGACGAGTTTCCGGGCAAGACCATCAATGCAGAAGATGGCAAGGAAGTTCGATGTCCCGCGTTTAGACATGGGCGGTTGTGTGGGCGGTTGATTTGTAAAATCGGAATAAAGTGTGGATGGATCGAGTTCGTGTGTCCGCGGTGCAAAGAAAAACTCAAAATTGTGCTTATGGACGGAAAGTGAAGTAAAACGGATCGCGCCAGAAGGCCTGTATGTAGAGCCTCCGTGCAAGATTCAACTCCGATTTTATCGGGGGGAACAAAGCAAACGGAGGTTATACTATGGGAACTCAATTGAACACTTACGGCGACATCAGCCCCCGGACGGCTGGGTTTGCCACTCGCGACCTGTTGGACCGTGGCCAGTACGCTCTGGTTTTAGAGCGGTTTGGCCAGACTGACCCGCAGGGCAAGAATAAGACCAAAACACGCAAGTGGAGGCGCTATCTGTCGCTTCTGCGCGCCACGGCGCCCCTGGCCGAAGGTATCAGCCCGGCTGGTAGCCGGCTGAACTACACCGATGTCACCGCGACATTGGAGCAGTACGGCGATGTGACCTGGTTGAGCGATGTCATTCTTGACACGCACGAAGATCCGGTTCTCAAGGAAACGGTCAAGATCATGTCCGAGCAGTTGGCCGAAACCGTCGAGGTTATCCGGTTCAACGCGCTCAAGGCCGGTACCAATGTGTACTATCCTGCGGCGGCAACGACTCGGGCCACGGTGAACAGCCCGGTTACCCGTGCCATGTTGCGCCTGGTTGTACGCTCGTTTTCGCGCAACAAAGCCCGGAAAATCGCCGAAATCGTCAAGGCAAGTGGCATGATTTCAACCGAGCCGGTTGAGTCGGCCTTCTTCGCCGTGTGTCATACGGACCTGGATTCCGATATTCGCGCGCTGACCGGTTTCAAAACGGTTTCGGAATATTCGGACAGCAACAAGGCGCTTCCGAATGAAATCGGTTCCTGCGAACAGGTCCGGTTCATTACGTCGGCCCTGTTGGATCCCTGGCTGGCCGCGGCGACCAGTTCCAGCGGTTCGATATATCTGACCGACGGAGCCAGTGGCACCGGTTATCCGGATGTGTATCCCATTCTGATCTTTGCCCGGGATGCCTACGCCATTGTGCCCTTGCAGGGCAAGAACTCCGTACAGATCGGCGTGGTCAACCCGAAGGTTACCACCGATGACCCGCTTGGCCAAAAGGGTTTGGCCAGTTGGAAGCGCTACGACGCGACGGCGATCCTGAATCAGTTGTGGATGGCCCGTTGCGAAGTCGCCTGTACCGCCACGCCTGCGTAAGCGGTAGTGGATGAAGAATCAATCCCGTCTTGCCCGGGAGTACCGGGCGAGGCGGGGCAGATAGTGAAGCAAAAAAAAGAGGGAGATCAGATTATGGCAAAAATTGTAAGCGGTGTGGTAAACGGGACCGGCGCTGCGCTTTATGTGTGCGTTGGGTTCATTCCCGACCGAGTGGTGTTCCGCAATGTCGAGGATACAACCTGCCTGGTGGCAAGATGGTCCAAGAAGTCGCGGAGCGCGGAGCAGATTGCCGGTGTCCTGGAAACGCAGGGCGTGTCTTCGGCGCTGTCCGTCGGCGGCGGGATCGCTCCGTATCGCGGCGGCGACGTTATGACCGCAGCCATTCAGGCTGTTTTGACCTTTGGCGGGGTTGTTACCTACCAGAAGTTGGACCAGAAGGATTATCGCGGCCGTGACATTGCTTCGGGTGCCTCTCCGATTGACACCTGGACGCTGGCCGATGCTGGGAACCGGGCTGGCCACTTCAACGAAGATGTGGTTGGAACGTATATCGGCGAAGGCTCGCTTATCGTGATCGACGGCAAGGAATACATCATCGAGTCCGTTGCCGGTGGTACTGGCAACGCCGGTAGTGAAGTCGTCCTGAACGAAGCCGCCGCATCCGGAGTGGTCGAGCGCATTGGCCCAATGTACGACATGCTTCCCATTCCCCTTGGCGATATTTCCCCGGCCGGGTTCTCGGTCAAGGAAAACACGCTGAACGCACAGGGGAAGATCTGTTGCTTCGAAGCGACAAAATTCGATAACTAAATCGGTTGCCGGCATGGGATAAATGGCAGGGGTCGAAACATGGCCCCTGCCAATTCCCCAGCCCGTTACCATAATAACAGGAGGGTCCGAAACATGGCCAAGAGTTCTGTCAAGAACCAAGAGCAATCCGAAACCCAGCCAGAAGAAAAAGCTATCTCCACCCCGGCGCCGGAGGTACGGAAGGAAAAGTTCATCCGGATTAAACCCCACGCCAAGGCGAGGCCGGATGATGAGGAAAGCGCGGTAGTATCCGTCAACGGTGAAATCCTGGTCATGGAACGGCAAAAGGAATGTGTAATTCCGGAGCGGTTTGTCGTGGCTCTCCAAAATGCGCGTGGCCCGGTATTCAGGCAGATGCCAGGCGAATCACGCAAGATCGTGGGCGAAGTGATGACGTTCCCGTTCGATAATTTGGGCGAGGGTACAGAAGAAGAATACCTCACCATGCGCCGGGAAGGCACGAAGATCGCACGGGAAGCGATGGCAAACACAACGTTGAAAAGTTAAGCCGGTCGCCGATTGCCGGGGCCGGTAAAGGATGATCGGGAATGTTGAACCGTTATACCGACCTGTACCCGTACCTATCCCCGGAATTACCCGGATGTCCAGAACCGGTTATTCTTCAAGCCCTGCAGAAAGCCGGGCGTATGTTCTGTTTGGACACAGAAGCCTGGTGGGAACAAATTGCTCCGATAAGCCTTACCGACGGCACCATGCGCTATCGAGTGAATCCGTCATGGGAAGCCGAAATCAAACGAATCCGCGAGTTACGAATCAACACCGCGGCAGGAATATCCAACGGCGACAGGGGTGTTTTGATTAGTCCGTCGTTCTACGACTTCTATCCCGCCGGCGGCAAGGATGAACTGGGTGTCACCATCGTAGAAAACAGCGTTGACCTGGATGACAGCCTTGAACCGGCGGAAGACGTTACCGGTGGGTTGGAAATCAGCATTGTTATCGTTCCCTACCTCAATTCCAATGATGTGGATCCGGTGTTCCTCAATTCTTGGGTGGAGGCGCTTATCGGCCGGACCATGATGGATCTGATGCGCATGGTTGATAAGAAGTGGACCAATCCCGCCCGGGCGATTACCTACGAATTGGAGTACCAGAAGGCGCGCGGCCGGGCCCGGATCGAGAAGATCAGGGGAAACACCGAAAAAAGCACGGACATGGAGGGGTAGCCAGTGTCATTTACAGGCTCAAACGTGGTAACGGTGGTCCGGACGTTGATTAACGACTTCGATTCGACCACTTGGCCGGATGCCGTATGCCTGCCGCATATCAACGAGGCTGTTCTGGACATCTACACCAATCATGGCGAGGCCAGGGTCAAGGATGATGGAACCCTGCGAACGTATGCAGACCTGGCCGCAATCGGCAACGTCGTTGATCTGGCCGACCAATACAAGCCGGCGGTGGCTCAATACCTTTGTTGGGTGTATTTCAGCGCAGATGCCGGCGATACCCGGGATGCCGAGCGCGCGGCTGAACATCGACAAACCTACGAATCCTACTTTTCCGCTAACAGGGCGAAATAGTCATGGCCTACGAACAAGAAAAGAAGTTTCTCGCCAATGGTGCAGCCAAGCGTGTTTCCTACTACTGTTCCCCGCGGACCGGCGGCAAGCGCCTGGTGCGCCGCTGGACCACTACCCGCCTAGAACTGATGTCAAGTTCCCTGACGTATATCAATACGATCATGGAAGTCACCAGCCCGGAGGCTGACGGCAAGGTGTATCCCGGGACATGGCGGGTGATTTCCAACACTGGACCCGAGAAGAAAACCAACCCTGGCGAGCAAGGGATCACGCAGACCTTGGCACAGGGCATATTGGACGATTTTAAGTGGCCCTCGAGCGTGACTACCCTGGATGATGGATACAGTTATTCATATCGGGATTATGCTTATGTGATTCCGGCTCCTACTCCGGTGCGGGGCGAAGTCAGCCAGGCCTCGAATACACTCAATGACAAGCTACTCTATGACGCCGAGGCCGGCATTATCCGGTCCCACCCGTACCGATGGGACACGTTGGCCACGGATCACGCGCAGGGGTATTCCTACGATGCCAGCTACAAGAATTATCATACTCGGCTGACGGCTCCGGAGTTCGAAGGGCAAGGCACAGTCTATGATGCACGATCCAGCATGAATCGTGACGGCACCTATGACGGCGGGGTAGGTTATCAATATTCCAGGCCGATAACATGGAACGATGTGGTTAATTCTATTATGGGTGCGTCCTATGGCGTGAATTACTTGAACAGCCGGACGCGCCCGGAAGCACCAACTACCGAAGTGTTGGCGTGTGTTTACGATGCCAAGTCAACGGTGAATAAGGATGCGACCTACAACGGGAATGTCAATTACGAGTATTCGAAGCCGGCAGAATGGTATGATCGAAACAACACGGTTCTGGACCAGAAGACCGCGTATTCCTATCTCGCACACCGCACTAAGCCAACCGCTCCGGCCGACACGGCGGTAGGTTATGTCTATGACGCCAAGAGCGCGTTGAATAAGGACGGTACCTATAACGGCGGGATTGATGAGGCGTACAGCAAACCGGCAAGATGGCACGATGCCACGCAAAGCATTACCGACGTTTCGGCAGATTATTCCTACCTGAACTATCGGACTAAACCCGCGGCGCCCGAAGCGGAAACAATCGGGTTTCTCTATAACGCCAAGTCAACGCTAAACCGGGATGGGACATATAATGGTGGCGTTGGATACCAATACGCCAAACCGGCAAGATGGCGGGATGTAACTGAAAACGTGCTGGGGACCAGCTTGGGTCATTCCTATAAGAACCAACGCGCCAAGCCAACGGCGCCCTCCGCTCTCGCCCAGGGCTTCTTATATGACGGGAAGAGCACGTTGAACCGCGATGGTACTTACGACGGCGGTGTTGGCTATGAATACAGCAAGCCGGTGATGTTGGAAAACACTATCGAATCATCGTTAATGACAATGCACGACCTTGATTATCTGGCGGCCAGGACGCGCCCGGCGGCGCCGGCGGCGGCGGTCCAGGGGCTGCGGTATGAAGTAAACAGCACATTGGCAAAAGACAGCACCTATCACGGTGCGGTGCGGTATGAATACGCCAAGCCGGTTGCAATGGAAAGCACAACCAGTGATTCGGCCACGGAAACGGCCCATGAAACCGCTTACTTGGCATACCGGGACCGTCCGGTTGCTCCGGGGTTCTCACAGGGCGCGATTTACGATGCCAAGAGTTCTATCCAGCGGGACGGCACCTATAACGGCAACATCAACAGGGCAGTCAGCAAACCCGTGATGATGTCGGCGCAGGTTGGCGGGAGTTTCAACTCCGCGACTTATGAAGTGGCTTATCTCAATTACCGGACTAGACCGGGAATTCCGGCAAGTACGGTTAATGGCACCTTGTATGACGCGAGAAGTACGATGGCCCGGGATGGCACCTATAATGGCGGGGTGGGGTATGTCCACGGGGCTCCGGTTAATTTCTATCTACATTGGCAATCGCACGAAGGCGGACACGGATTTTACGAATGGCGCAACAACGGGGATCCGCAAGCGGCGCTTAATAGCCTTCCGGGTTATACGAGAAACGGAGTGACGGCAGGATATGAAACCAACGGCAAGTTTCGGATACAGGCGAGGATCACTCCGGTCCGGATTATTGGTGGCGGTGGCTCGAAGATTGCCGATGACGGATCCTTTACCTTTTACCGGCGGCAGTATCGTGGCGGATTCAGTGAATTCCGGACGCTGACGATAACAATGGCAGTCGAATACCATTCCAGCCGCAAGTCTGCCGAAACGTTCATTAACGGCGGAGCCGACGGGTCGAGGGTGGGCGTCGAGGGTAGTTACTACGTTGGAACGAAGTACACCATTTCGTTTGGGGCGTGGACAGATATTGATTCTGAACCTGATATTACTTAGTGGTGGTTATGGCCAAAAACGATCAAATCGAGGACTTGCAACCCCAGTTGGATATGCTGAAGAAGCAACTGGAAATGATGCAATCTGATGCGGCACCCGGGGGTGACGCAACTACCGGGGGATCGCAAGCGGGTGTGTTCAATTATTGCGATGTTGGGGATGGTGGCGGGTATGCTTATGACTTTCTGATTGTAGGAACCAAGAAGGTTATTCCGCCAAGTCCAAGGACGAGCTTTTTTCTCAAGATACCGCATGACGGGTCGGCGGCAATATGGGTGGGCGCGATGCCAGACGTTCAGGATACGGACGCGACAACCATTGATATTAGAAGAGTAAGGTTTTATCTGCCCGGCGAGATTGTAGGGTAACATGGCATTTGCAACCCAGGCGGTGAAATACGGATGGCGAGCGGCAACTGGGATTCTACTCACGGCCGCAACGGTCTATGTGGTGAACAATACGCTCATGCGGATAAACGGAAGCACGATTATCGAGGTGGTGCTTGGGACGTGGGAACGGGACGAGGCGACACGCACAAGCAGCAATACCTGGGGAGTTGTCCCGGCAGAGGAAATTCGGAGTTGGTACAGCAACGATTATGTGACGCAGATTGTTGACAATGTGACAAGCGTGGTGGCAGTGCTTTACACGAACACAATGACGAACACGTTTGCTATGAGGACGGATTACGCAATGCTGACGAACATGGATTTTAAGCTCAAAGCTGCGCCGCCGTTCTACGTGGCAAGCAACGCTGTTGCCACAACCAATCTTACGCCGCTGACGGTTGGAAACATATTCAGCAACCTGTCGCTAG